ATAAGGAGATACCCAAAAATTTTTTTCGCACAAAAAGGAACCTAACAAAAGTTTGTCCCTAGAGACTCCTTGGTGTATATTGCGTTCGTTATCCCTAACCCGAGTGTTTTTATGGTTTTGTTAGTAGAACCTGAAATTGGAGTCCCGTACTCCAAAGATACACCCTATGTAGACCTAAAAGCGCGAGCAGAAGCTGCGTGCAACACGGCCTTACTGCTAGAAGAACATGGCATGGAGATAACGCCAACTAAAGAAGACACCGACACCGCCGCAGCCTTGGCTGTGTCGTATGCAGAAGACCCCGAAAAAACCTCCAAAAAAGTTAGTGTGGCAAAAGTGGCTAGTATGACCCCCGCCTCACTGGTGATGACCAACAATATCCTCCAAGAATTCGGCCATTCCGTAGCAGACAATGCTATACAGATACGCCACCTAGTAACAAACAAACTGCTACTTGAGTCAGAGAACCCCGATGCTCGTGTGCGGATGCGGGCGTTAGAACTGCTCGGCAAGATTTCAGATGTAGGATTGTTCGCAGAGAAGTCTGAGATAACGATAACCCACCAATCAAGTGCCGACCTACGTGCTAAACTCCGTAAAAAACTTGAGAAGATCGTGTCCCCGTCTGAGGACATCGAAGATGCAGTCATTGTAAATGACGTGTTTGATATTAGCGAAGCCTTCGGCGAGGAGAACGAGGTTGAGTACGACGACTGACTTCTCCGATGACGAAATCCAGATAATGCTGGACAACCTCGACAACTATAGTGACACCGAGGTTGAGGAAATACACCGCATTGTTGACGAGCTGGACAGTCGTAAACTCCACCAAGGGGCGTACGACGACCTTATAGAGTTTGCCAAACTTATGATGCCGGAGTTTCTTGTGGGTAAACACCACCGGATTTTGGCCGATATGTTGATGGACATTGAGAGAGGGGACAAAGATAGGGTATGCGTAAACATCCCTCCTCGACACGGTAAATCTCAACTAGTATCAGTATTTTACCCAGCATGGTTTTTGGGGAGAAACCCCGACAAGAAAGTTATGATGGTATCCCACACCACCGATTTGGCAGTAGATTTTGGTCGTAAAGTGCGGAATATATTAGCCACCGACACGTACAAGGCGATATTCCCTCTAGTAGCACTAGCCAAAGACTCCAAGTCAGCCGGACGCTGGAACACGAGCGTCGGAGGTGAATACTACGCCTGTGGTGTGGGATCTGCGCTGGCCGGTCGTGGTGCTGACTTACTGCTTATTGATGACCCGCACTCTGAGCAGGATGTGATTAACGGCAACTTCGAGGTGTTTGCGAAAGCCTACGAGTGGTATACGTTCGGTGCTCGTACGCGCTTGATGCCCGGGGGCCGTGTGGCAATCGTACAAACACGTTGGCACATGGATGACCTGACAGGGCGCGTTATTAAGGATATGTCCAAGAACATACGTTCTGACCAGTTTGAGGTGGTAGAATTCCCTGCTATATTAGACATTGATAAGGATGATAAGGTTGTACAGAAACCGCTGTGGCCGGAGTTCTTTGATCTTGAGGCGCTCCTTCGCACAAAGGCGTCCATGCCGGCGTTTCAGTGGAACGCGCAGTACCAACAACAACCGACCGCAGAAGAAGCGTCTATCGTCAAACGTGATTGGTGGCGACTATGGGGAGAGGACACCCCTCCTTCTTGCGAGTACTTGATAATGTCCCTTGATGCGGCGGCAGAGACACACAACCGTGCGGATTACACAGCACTGACTACGTGGGGGGTGTTCTTCAATGAAGAGGAGGACGCGTACCAGATAATCCTGATAAACAGCATAAAAAAACGCTACGAGTTTCCAGAACTTAAAACGATGGCGATGGAGCAGTACAAAGAGTGGGAGCCGGATGCGTTTATCGTGGAGAAGAAAAGCGCAGGTATCGCACTCTATCAAGAGATGCGTCGTATGGGGCTGCCCGTATCAGAGTATACTCCCCATCGTGGCACAGGAGACAAATTAGCTAGGTTAAATTCTGTCGCAGATATTGTATCATCTGGGCTGTGTTGGGTGCCCGCTACACGTTGGGCGGAAGAAGTTGTAGAGGAGATCGCAGGATTCCCGTTCATGTCGAACGACGATCTCGTTGATAGTACTGTTATGGCGCTCATGCGGTTTAGGCAAGGTGGGTTTATCCGCCTGCCGTCAGACGAGCCAGAAGACCAACAGTACTTTAAAGGCAATCGGGGCCAGAGGTTCTACTAAAAGGTAAGCATAATGAGTATAGAAAAAAGTTTATATCAAGCGCCGGAAGGCATAGACGCAGTTGACCTCGACGATATAGACGCCGCGGACATAGAGATTGAGATTGTAGACCCAGAATCAGTGACTTTAGATGACGGCAGTATGGAGATCACGCTGATACCCGACGCCGAATCCTCTGAGGGGTTAGAGTTTGGAGATAATCTAGTCGAACAGTTGAGCGAGAAACAACAGTCGCTACTAGCTAACGACCTGCTAGGCGATGTACAGGCGGACATTGACGGGCGCAAAGACTGGGCGGATACCTACGTCAAAGGGCTAGAAGTGCTGGGGTTCAGTCATGAAGATCGCACCGAGCCGTGGGATGGAGCCTGTGGGGTCTACTCTAACGTGTTGGCCGAAGCCGCCATACGGTTCCAAGCTGAGACCATGAGCGAGACGTTTCCCGCCGCAGGGCCGGTACGGGTGAAGATCCTTGGAGAAGAGGACAAAGACAAGATCGAAGCGGGCGAACGCGTTAAAGCGGATATGAACTATGAACTCACCGAGAACATGGTTGAGTATCGTCCAGAACATGAACGTATGTTGTACAGCCTTGGACTCGCGGGTTCTGCGTTTAAGAAGGTGTACTACGACCCCACTCTGGGCAGACAGGTCGCCTTATATATCCCCGCCGAGGAAGTTATCGTGCCGTATGGTGCGTCTACTATGGAGACCGCCGAGCGCGTGACCCACATCATGCGTAAGACCAAGAACGAACTCAAGAAGTTGCAGGCAGTGGGGTTCTACGCAGACATCGAGCTTGCCGACCCACAACCGTACCACACAGACATCGAAGAGAAGAAAGCGGAAGACGATGGTGTCAGCATAACTGACGATGATCGGTACACGCTGTACGAAATTCACGCGGATCTTGTCATCGAAGGGCTTGATGACTCAGAGGAAGACGAGATAGCCAAACCTTATGTAGTGACTATGGATGTGGGCACTAATGAGATACTCGCCATCCGTCGTAACTGGAATGAAGACGATTTATTAGAGAAGAAAAACAACTATTTTGTACATTATGTGTACGTTCCGGGGTTTGGATTCTACGGATTGGGCCTTATCCACATCATTGGTGGGTACGCTAAGGCTGGCACATCGCTTATTCGTCAATTAGTTGATGCCGGCACCTTATCTAACCTGCCGGGGGGATTAAAGTCTCGTGGGTTACGCATAAAAGGGGACGATTCGCCGATTGAGCCGGGGGAATGGAAGGATGTAGACGTGCCGTCCGGAGCGATCCGCGACAATATCATGCCGTTACCCTACAAAGAGCCTAGTCAGGTGTTATTGGCGTTATTGGACAAGATTACTAACGAAGGGCGTCGTTTAGGCGCTATTTCGGACATGAATATCTCAGATATGTCCGCAAATGCCCCCGTTGGCACGACTCTTGCGCTGTTAGAACGTACTCTCAAGCCGATGGCCGCTGTCCAAGCCCGCGTGCATTACGCTATGAAGCTGGAGTTCAAGCTCCTCAAGCGCATAATGGCCGAATACGCCCCTGAAGAGTACGACTATATACCCGTACGAGGGGAAGTGTCCGCACGTCGCTCTGATTACGACATGGTAGAAGTCATTCCAGTGAGCGACCCCAACGCGTCAACGATGGCACAGCGGGTTGTCCAGTACCAAGCAGTCCTCCAGATGTCCGCGCAAGCCCCGCAGATATACGATTTGCCTCAGCTACACAGGCAGATGATAGAAACTATCGGGATCAAGAACGCTGATAAGATCGTACCGACTAAAGATGACGCTAAACCGACCGACCCTATCTCGGAGAACATGGACTCGCTGACGGGCAAACCTCTGAAGGCGTTTATGGCGCAGGATCACGAGGCACATATCACCGCCCACACCACGTTCATGCAAGACCCACAGGTTATGGAGCTTATCGGGCAAAATCCTCAAGCGAAGAAGATCATGGCGTCACTTCAGGCCCATATCGCCGAGCATTTAGGGTTCCGCTACCGCAAGCAGATGGAAGAAAAACTGGGCGCAACACTACCGCCACCGAACGAAGAACTACCCCCAGAAGTCGAGGTGGAGTTGTCTCGCTTGGTAGCTACAGCGGGCACTCAGTTGACCCAACAACACAAGCAAGAAGCCGCGCAGAAGCAAGCGCAGCAGCAAGCGCAAGACCCTGTGTTCCAGCTACAACAGCAAGAGATGCAGATCAAACAGCAGGAAGTACAGCGCAAGGCTCAGAAAGATCAGGTAGACGCGCAGCTTAAACAGGCTGAGTTACAACGTAAGGCTAAGAAAGACGTTGCTGACGCGCAGCTTGATGCTGCCGGCTTAGAGCTACAAGAAGCTGAGATCCTTATAGACGCTGAGAATAAGGGGGTTGCCTCCGACCTTGGTGCTGCCAAGCTAGAGCTACAGGAAGCGGGTATACAGATAGACGCCGCAAAAGATTACTTAAATAGAACAACTGGGGACGACAATGCCTAAAACCGTCTTTGACGTGCTAACTGACAAAATCGACGAAGAAATATCGTCTGCAAACGTATTTCTGGAAGCTGGTAGTCCCAAAGACTACGCGGCATACCGGGAAACGGTGGGACTCATCCGAGGTCTGAATTCCGCTAAGTATTACGTATCCGACCTTGCAAAAACCTATGGTGAAAATGATGACTGAAGAAGCTCAGGTAACAACTGAAGCAGATTGGGAAGCTCAACTTCCTAAACCCGTGGGGTACCGTGTGTTGGTAGCCCTGCCCGAAGTAGAAGAAACGTACGATAGTGGCATAGTAAAGCCGGAATCCGTCAAACATAGAGAGTACATCATGTCCATTATGGGGATTGTGCTTGATATGGGAGAGAGCGCTTACAAGGACAAAGAGCGGTACCCCGAAGGCCCGTGGTGTAAAGCGGGGGACTACGTGTTGTTCCGTATGAATACGGGCACGCGATTCAAGGTCGGCGGTAAAGAGTTTCGTTTAATGAACGATGACTCTATCGAGGCGGTTATTCCAGATCCACGCGGCATTATGGCTGTGTAACGAGGTATATTATTATGGCACGAGTAGAATTTGAGTTCCCAGATCCCGATGAAAACGAAGAGATCGAAATAGAACCTTCTAGCGAGATAGAACTAAACCAAGGGCGACAAGAAGTTACGCCCGAGCTTGGTGATCCAGTAGAAGACGAGATCGAAATAGAGGTAGTGGACGATACGCCAGAGGCAGATCGCAACCGCAAGGCTTCAAAACCTCCGGAGGAAGTAACCGATGAGGAGTTAGAAGGTTACTCTGACAAAGTTCGTAATCGGATAAAGCATTTCACCAAAGGGTATAACGACGAGCGCAGGGCTAAAGAAGCAGCCTTACGAGAGCGCGACGAGTTAGAGCAGATGACGCAACGTTTATTGGATGAGAACAACGGACTCAAACATGACGTAACCCGTAACCAATCTCAACTAGTCAAGCAAGCCCAAACGACCACGGAACTAGAATTAGCAGACGCTAAGGTAGAGTACAAACGTGCGTACGAGGCTGGCGATCCTGATGGACTGTTAGACGCCCAAGAAAAACTAACTACTGCGAAGTTAAAAGCAGATAAGTTAGCTGAATTTGAGGCAAATACTTTACAGCAACAGGAAATTGATGTACAACAAGATAACTACGCCCCACAACAGGTACGGGAGCCGGACGCACAAGCAACAGCTTGGCATAAGGAGAACGCTTGGTTTCAAGATCCAGACCATAGCGACATGACCGCATTTGCAACAGGGTTGCATACTAAACTAGTCAGGCAGGGCATCAACCCGACTAGCCCAAATTACTACCAGCGTATCAATACGCGTATGCGAGAGGTTTTTCCGGATTATTTCGGAGAACCGGAAAAGAAAAGGTCGAATTCTGTGGTTGCCCCCGCTACGCGGAGCACTTCGCCTAAGAAAGTTAGGCTATCGCAAACACAGGTAAACCTTGCCAAACGTCTTGGGATAACTCCCGAGCAGTACGCCAAACAGGTTGCAATAGAAATGAGGAAAGACAAAAATGGCCGATAATCGTGTAAAGAGAGACACGGAAACCCGTGAAAAGACGGTTCAAAAACGTAGTTGGGTACGCCCTGAAAGCCTACCTAGCCCCAAGCCTGAACCGGGATATGCTTTTCGTTGGATTCGTGTCGGTACTCGTGGCGAAACTGACGCCAAAAATGTTTCCTCAAAGTTCCGTGAGGGTTGGCAACCCGTCAAAGCATCTGACCACCCCGAAATTATTATGATGACAGTCGAAAACGACCAGTTTAAAGATAATATCGTGATTGGAAATCTGCTGCTGTGTAAAGCACCAGAGGAAGTCATGCACGAACGTGCGGCTTTCTACAACCAGCAAGCTAGTTCACAGATGACGGCGGTAGACAACAACCTCATGCGAGAAAACGATCCTAGAATGCCTATCTTTAATGACAGGAAATCTACCGTTACTTTTGGCGAAGGCTAAAGGTGACTTAACTTAATCCAGAGGATTTTTAATCATGGCTACAACAGCAGGAGCCTATGGTCTCAGACCATTAAACTTGCTGGGTGGTACTCCCTTTTCGGGGGCTACTCGGCAATATCCTATCGCCAGCGGGTACAACACCAACATCTTCAACGGCTCTATCGTTGAGATTGTTGCAGGTGGCGGCGTGGAACTGATGTTGGATAAAGGTACAGCCGCTGACCAATTTAGCATTCACACTATCGGTGTGTTTCTTGGTTGTCAGTACACTGACCCCAACACCAAACAGTTGCTTTTTTCACAATACTACCCAGCTAACACGGCAGCAGATGACATCTTAGCATTTGTAGTTGACGACCCGAACACGTTGTTTACTATTCAGGCAGACGGCGCACTGACATTAGCTGATCGGGGTTTTAACTTACATTTAGCAAATGTGCAGGCTACTGGTACGGGCAGTATTGCTACTGGTAACTCTAACGTTGCAGCAGACGCGGGTACCGCAAACGTTACAGCGACCTTCCCACTGCGTATTGTGGACTTCGTTACAGATGCCCAAAACTCGCCCGGTGACGCCTTTACAGAAGTTGTTGTGAAGATTAACCCAGCGTACCATTCATTCACTAACACAGGAGCGGGTATCTAATGGCTATTTCACGCGCCCAACTCCTCAAGGAGTTACTCCCCGGACTTAACGCTCTATTTGGTTTAGAGTACGCTAAAT